AGCTTGATGTATTTAGTGATAAAAGCATCAATGGTAACATTCTCTGTCTCATTAAGCCAAAGTACAAAGTCGTCCTCCATGGACTTATACTGAGAAGCCATTTGGGGTGTAAGCTTGTACTGTCGACTTGTGTACATCTTGGGCGGCAGATCGGTCCAGTCCTTCTTGGATGCTCGGAATATGTACCGCTCGATCTTGGACGCCAACAATTCTTCGTTTTGAGTGCCGACTACTTTCTTAGCTTTGAACCCGCCCATCCGACAGAAAGTAGTCCGGAACGGGTGGTACTTCTCGGTGATCGCCCCAATGAACTTCATCTGTGACCATAAGTCATGGGGACCTTGGGTGACGGGCTTGCCGGACAAGATGCGGCGGTAGTTGAAGAATTGAGCCAAATAAAGGGCGGCTTTGGTCTGTTGGGAATTGTAGGTCTTGATCTGGATAGATTCGTCCAGCACGATTTCACAAATCCGGCCCACGGTAAACCGAGCGATATATGCCTGAACCTCGGGCTTGCGGATCGCCTCGTAATTGATAATCAGCACCGGGGGCTTGGTGTATTTGAACTTGGCGAACGCATCGTTGGCGTAGTCCGCCCCGGATTCGTAGATGTGGTAATGGACGTCGATATTATGCTTCTTGATTTCGTCCACCCATCCGCCTTTGAAAGAGTTAGGACAGATAACCACCAACCGCGTTGCCTTCTTGTCTGCCACCAGTTGCATGAATTCCATCAGGGCGGTCAGCGTCTTGCCGAGCCCCATTTCCATGTAGAAAGCATACCCGTACTTGTCACGGGAGCTTGTAAGTGCTTTTTCCTGTACGGCGAGCAACTTCATCGTACCATCCGTTTCGGTCTTGGCGGGCGGCGATTTCTCCACGGAGGTGTTGCTCAATTCGTCGCTTCCAGTCGGGACCGTAAGTTCTCTTGAGCCAGTCACATTCAGACTGGAGAAGGGTAATCGTAACTGGTCGGGATTCATCGGGCATGCTCCACCCCTTGCAATCTTAGCGCAACGTACGCCAAATATGCAAAGTTAGCCGTGTCCATCAATTCGACGAGCGTATTCTCATCGAACTTATTGAGCGCCATCTGTTCTTCGAACTCGATGACTTCCTGTTGCAAGTCGTCCAGAATTTGCGGGATAGACTTCACTGTGGGGGTATCTTTGTGGGAGTTCAAGTCCAGCTTGTGGATCATCCCCTCAAAGAATTTTAGAAGATGGCTATGATGCAGCCTAAGCGAATCCGGTATTTGGATTAGGATATTAGTCGGCATAGCTTTCGCTTTCCTTGTGTATGTCGCTTACCATCGGACCATAACCAGTCAATATTGTAAAGTGTTTGTTCATGGTGGCTCTGGCCGATTGGATATCCAACAGGAAATCCTCCCGCCCCTCGTCGTCCAGATAATCCATGTGACTGATGAATACCGTATCGGGATCGTTGGCGTAGCAGGCGTCGTAGAATTGCTGCATCGAGAATGTTGCTACCCTCCGGATTCGCTTCGTCACCGTGGTTATTTCCGGCTCGACTCCGACCTTTTCCCAAGTAGTTTCCTGCTGGTCATCATACCAAGTTCCGCTAGAATGCCCATCAACATTCCCAACGCGAATAGGAAAGGTACGGATTGCCATGTAAGTAAGTGCCAAATGTCGAGCAGGAATCCTAGCATCTGCTAATCCTTGCACTGCGGTGCATTCCCTGGAAGTCACCTTGGGATAGAAGTGAGAGTTGATACCAAGGCTGAACCCCTGCGCAACCTCCATAAAATATGCGTTACGCTCGGGCTTGATGCGGTGGTTCTGCAGCACCACATTCTTAGCGAGGCGGCCAAGCGAACGATCGGCTATGACATTCGGCTCACGGAGTATCTTCCGGGCGAGAGCCGCGCCGGTCCCGCTTCGGGTCCCCGCTACTTCGGCTATGGAGCCCGTTTCCTCCGCCTTCCGATCCTCGTCGGTTAATATGGCGGCGTTGGGGTGGACGAATATGGGGAGGTTGGGGTAAGTCTCTGCCTCGCGTTGTAGGATATCCCGGTCGATAATTGCTCCGGCAGATAAATACGCCGGGACTATCTTATCGTTAAGCGCGAGGTAGGTACTGAATGTTGGTAACTGTTTCAGCACGTGCTTGTTGCCCTTGAAGTAGAAGGTATGTCCGCTGTTCGGCCCCCCGCTGTAGATGGAGCCGCTGAATTTCATGTAAGCGCTGGTACGGATAGCCTGCTCGGCAAGGTAGGCGCAGAGCGCCCCCTTGCCTGTTGAGCCGAACTGTCCGTCAACGACGCAATGAACGCCCTTGAACTTGAACAGTGCCATTATCACTCCGCTGGTTCGTAGGTTGCCTCGAAGATGTCCGGCTTGCAGGGGTACAATTCACCCTTTACTCCGCAAATAATCCAATCCTTGAAGTCAGCGGACATCACTCCTTCAAGTGTTTTAATTTTCAGCTTCTTATCCTCAACGAATACGGTTTTGTCCTCAACCGCATCCCTAAGCCAATCCGGCACATTGCGCCAATCGGCTACGTCTTGGGTGTCGAATTGGATGGCTTCGATCACCACGGGTTTCTTTCTATATCTCATCGCTTTCCGTCCTCTTGCGACGGGACTTCGGCTTGATTCTTGTTGGCCTCGTCGCGCATTTCGTTGAGGACTTGCTGCCTCGATTGCTTTTGCTTCGGGAACATTTCCGCCATGGTCTTGGTCCCGTATTCGGTTCCGTTGTCGCGCGGCGGGGTAAGCATTGCAGCGAGCGCGGTATAACCCACACCGTCTACGAAATTGTCGATGGAGTATCCGTAAACAGCGCGGGCTGTCTTCAGCAGGCCCAACATGTGGGCAATATCGCGGGGATAGAGCTTCGTCTCGCCGCGAATGGTGAACGCGTGGGCGATGTAGCTTCCCCACAAGTCGCCGATCATGCCGAATGACCGTTCGGTGTGACCGTGTTCCTTACTGCGGTCGCGAATTGCCTGACCGGCATCCAGCAGGACGTTCTCAGCCAGCGATAATTCGTCAGGCTTGATGTTTGGGTTCATTTCGGTTGCCCTTTCTGAGAATAATAGTAGAGTGTTAACTGCTTGTAGAAGGGTAGGTCGGAGGTCGTAACCGAAAAGCAGTCAATTCGGTTGATCCGCATCTTGGGTCGGCTGAAGTAAAATACCCCGTCCTTCCAGCCAATCATGAGGGGGATAACGTGGCCGCTCTGTCCAGCGACGTCATTTATGCGCTGCAGTTCTATGGCCTGCCTCGGCGTCGGACCAAACACGTGATCCCGAACAAGTTTAACCTCGGCGAAAAATGCTGGCAGTCCAAGCGGAATGAGGATCATGTCGTATGTTCCGACAGTGTACTGATCCTCGAAGCGACGAGCGTAGCCCCCGCCTTCGCGCATCGAATCCACGATGTAGCGCTTGACGCTGGCCTCACTTTTCACGCTTGGCCGCCTTCTCGTATAGATAGCCCTTACATACCTCGATCACGCGCAAAGTCTGCTTCGGCGACATTACGATCTCACAGATCGGACTGTCGTCGGGGTTCAACGCCACGATATGCAATCCGCACCCCGGATCGTCGCAGAATGCGATCTGGAATCCGTGCGCGAGCTTATCTTTACCCGGTCGCCAATCATCATGGGGCATCTTTCGCCATCCTTATCTCCTCTATTGCGTTGTCGCGTGCTTCCTCGATACGTCCAATGGGGCACATATATTGGTCGTGGACAGGTCCATCGCATTGCCAGTTATGTGTACGACATACCGAATGGCTGATGGCGGGAGCGCTACCTTGATTGAAATAGCGCATATCCGGCACCATGAATGACTCGATTACGCATTTCATTCTTCATCAAGCTCCGCTCGTTGGTACCACCATTCGGTGACCGTGAATAGGCGCAGACCGTTCTCGTCGGCGTCCCCCATTTCGACTGTCTGAGACTTCGGCAGCCATGCCTGCTTCTTCACAGTCATCGTGGGTTCGATAAGGTACGCCTTGGCCGTGGTAGTCTCAATTCTGGCCTCGATCTGCACGGTCGGGTCCCCGGGGCGATATGGCATTTTAACACTCCCTGTGATCTCTGTCAAGTATCTTTTCAGCGCTTGCAGCGCCAACTTTTTCCGCCCCGAGTTGTTACCTTGCGCATTCCGTGGCGCTGACAAACGTCGCGCTCTACGACCAGTTTTCTCTTGAGTTTTGGCGTTATTTCTTCCGGCTTCGCGATTATGGGCGGTAGAATTGTTTCCGTCTTGACCAGTTTGGGTTGGGTTAGTCGCAAGGAAGCCGACTTCAACGCCGAGTTGACAGCCGCTTCGCGCCATACCTCATCGAATTGATTATCTTCGCCGACGCTTACAGTCGCCGCTACAGTTTGAGGCACGTCGCTTCGTGCCGCGAAGACAACCATCAGCGCCACCAACGCTGATCCGCCAAGGGCTAGTGTCATGGATTTCATCGGTTGTTCCATTCATCCATTGCCCAGCCAATTATATACCCCAAAAGAGCAGCGGCGACACAGACGAGGAACATTTGAACACGCCAATCGTCCATGCCGCCGCCTTTACGCTTACGCTACGCTACTTACGCAAAACGGAAGGTATAACCCTTCTTGCGCATACCAACAAAGCCCATCCCAAGGAACCCGATCAGCATCATAGCCCAAGTGGTGGGCTCCGGTACTCCTTCGATGGCCCTCACGTTGTACTCGAACGAGTTGTTCTCCGCGTCCGAGAAGCGCGCGACGTTAAAGGGCTTGAGGCCCGTCAACAACACCCACGCCTCGGTGTTCTCGTTGATGCACGACGGACAGTTGTCGAGCACCGTCTGGCCGGTAATGACATCGCCCGCGCCGGTAACAATCCGGTTGCGGTAATCGCCACCATCGACCGTTCCCCACAACACTAGCAATGATGTAATGGGGGCGCCGAGATAAGCCATGTCGATGTAACCTCCGCCACCACCAGCCGTCAGATAACCACGGGTGTGGTTACTGTCGGTATAGGGGGAAGCCGAGATTGCCGGCGAAAGAACGCCACCGAAATAGATGCCGGACTCCGCCGTAGAACCGTCAACCGCGTTAAAGCTGACTTGGCCGTTGGAACCAACACGAATGTTGGAGTAAGTGTCGGACGGACCAACACCCCAATTCGCCAAAACAGCTTGGTCGCCGCCATAAGCAGCGTTGCGTTGATCAGTGTCAAACACACTAATAGTGTACGCATTGGCGGGTGTCACCGCCGATAACGCAAGTAAAGCAGAAGTCGCTAATAGAAGCTTCCTCATCGTTTTCTCCTAGCTAGGGAACGGTACCGGGATGGTACCGCAAAACACCGCATATCGATGCTTGGCGCTACCCCCGTCCGTATTTTAACACGCCCCGTGGTCCCTGTCAAGTATTTTTTCACTCCTCGTATTTATCCAGCTTATCCCCGTAGCTAGCTCTTGCCCAATCATTACCGGAACCCAACCCAAATGGTATAGGAACCGACAATTCTAATTCCTCCGCCACATTTTCGATGCTCTTGATGAGGTCCAATGGACTGTGATCAGGGGCTCGTTGCCACAACAAACTATCATGGATGGTAAGTAGGATTTGTATTCCTTCTGGATACGCATCTTCATATTGGCACGCCCGCAGTAAGCACATCTTGAGGTGCTCGCCGCCGACATTTTGGATAATTCGAGATACGGCCCGGTAAGCGAATCGGGGGTCATCCAAGTAAGCTCGTCGGCCAAGTAGGGTCTTGACATACCCCCTCCGTCTGAATACGTGAACCGCCGTGTCCTGGAACGTCTTGATCGCCGGGAACGCGTCGGTGAGGAACCTACGGTGAGCATCGCGGGCCTGTTCAAGGGGCCAACGCATATGCCCCGCAAGGGTGGGCGGAGACATCATCGTTAGCATGCCCATCCCCATTCGCTTAGCCGTCTCGCGGTCTAGTCCGAGGACTTCGGACGCTCTATCGTGAATGTCCATTGTACCTGATCGGTATCCATCGACGAGAGCGACGTCTCCTGAATAGTGAGTGAACAGGCGAGGTTCCTGTTGTTTTGCGTCAGCCTCCTCAATGACGAAGCCAGCGTCGGGTACAACCAATCGTCTAACAACTCTTCCAACGTCAATATTTCTCTTGGGGAAAGCTTGGAGGTTTGGCTCCGAACAGGAGAATCTGACACCAGCTACTCCGTAGTCGTCGGATTTGGATTGGTTGAGGATCGGATGCACTCTTCCATTAACATTGTGGGTGCTAATGAGTGGGGTAATGAAACTGTCTCTAGCCTTCTCAAGGCGGCGCACTGCGAGGATTGAGTGTCCAATATCGTTTGTCTCAAGCCATTTCTCTGTAAAAGATAGAGCACCTCCATCAGTTCGTGCGAATTGTGCGTCAGCATACCCATTTGCTCGATAAAGTTGCTCAACCGCCTTTGGTGATCGAACATTAAATCCTGGAACAAATACCTTACTTCTCTCTCCAATTGCGACTTCAACTTCATTTACCACTCTCCCTGCGTATTCGGGGTCAATTTTCATCCCCCGGTTGTGGATTCGCGCGACGTATGGCAACAAGTCACACTCCAACTGCCAAGGTCGTCGAAGTTCGTCACCGTCAAGTACCGTTTGTTGGACGGCCCATAGTTCCAGCGTCGAAATACCATCACCTGTGGCGTAATCGACGACGAGGGGATGGTCTCCTTCGAGCTTCCAGAATTTGCCCATTTGCTTCTTGTCGGGTAGCCCTCCGAATCGGCGCGCAATCTCAGCATACAATTCGTCTCCCCGCTTGGGCGTTACCTTTCGCCTAATGCAGCACTCGGCCAAACCGTACCCATTCACGATATCGCTAATGATCGACTCATTGATCATCGTATCTTCTAGAGGACCGCGGATATCAATGCCGTGTCGTAAACTAATGCGTAGGTCAAAGCCAAGAGCATGACCAATAGTCCGATACCCGTTACGGTGACGATCTCTAAAAGCACTAGCGAGAGCGCGTTCGAAGTCTTCCGTGTTCGGGATGTTCCCGCCGCCTTCGTGTCGGACGGGGGTATATAAGGAGTGAATGGCGTTGGTGATAACGTATCCACATATTTTGTCGTGGACTGTAAGTCCCGTTGTTTCCGTATCGTAAGCAATAGGTTGGGGTTCATGACGAACTATCTCCAAGGTTAGTTCTGGGTCTATGCCTACGAAATTCATGTTATAGCCTTACATGGCAGCATCACGCTCTTGGGATCATCGGGACGCCCCGCAGTAGTAATTGCTGACGTTGTTTTGCACAAATTGCAACTAACAAAGTAAATACCAATAAACGACTGAGTTGGATACGGTAGCTCAACCTTGCATGCCGGTCGTTCCCCCGGGTCTAAATCTATCCCATTGGGGTATTCCGGATTGGGTGGAGATTGTGGCGGACCGCCTCGCCTGACCCACTTGACTTCGTGCTTCATGCTTTCCCTGTCATTTCTGGTTGGCCCTCGAAGCGGGCGACTACTTCCTTCAGCATGTTGACGACATCATCCCGATTGCCATTCGATATGTAATTCACGCGACTGGTTTTGTTGAAATCGGTGATGAGAAGAGTAAAGCATACGTTGCGGTCCTTGCCCCTGCGCGGTCCGTTGAATATAGCATCTAAGTCCCTCGCGAGAGCATCCATGCTGTTGCGATATTCTTGACTGATTACTTCGTCTGGATGGCTCATATTGACCCCTTGAAAAAAGCGGGGGGCGCATTTGCGCCACCCCCCGCAGTTCAGTCCCGTTGGGTAGTGGACGCGGGACTATTTGCTCGGTGTGGGAACCGGACCAGTCGGAATGCCGACTACGACCCAACCAGTGCTTTGCGACCAACCAGTCTTCCATTCGACCGGTACCGGTTCGCCACCACCGCCGCCTTGTGCGGGCGGGGGTGTAATTTCGTCCGGCAGACCATCGGGAAGGCCCCAACCCGGACGCGGATCGTTCGGACCCCAAATGACGAGGGGCGGACCGGCTCCGCCGCCCGGAGCAATCGGGTGGGACGGGAAGGGCGGCAACCCCTGATCCGGCCTCGGCTGCTGACCCGGAAGACCCTGACTCGGGAAGGGCGGCAATCCCTGATCCGGATAAGGCGGGTAATAGATCGGATGGGAAGGATGCCCACCCTGTCCACCGGGAAGGCTGTTATCGGGATACGGGGGTTGTCCACCGCCACCGGCATCCCCGGTAAGCGGCGTAATCATAGCTAGGAATGGTCGCATGGTTAGTCCTCTCTAATTGCCAGCTAGAGTTGTAATATGCGGTGCTGGCTTCCCCACATTCAGAACGGGATGTCTTTGTCGGCGACGTCCCGAACAGTGCGTCTAACGCCTGCATCAGGCTCGTCGTCCGCCACTTCGTCATTCGCGACCCAACTGCCTTGGCTGAATTGCTCGAACAGATCGCTGCAGATTTTGGCCTGCCCTTCGTCGGCGAATCCAGACCCGGTGTAGGTGAAATTGAAGTAGGGTCCCTCGGCCCCCTTTTGCTGTACCGAACCGATGTCGTACATCTGGCAGAAATGCGGCACCGGCTTGGAATCGATCCGCGACAGCAGTTGCTGCATCGGCTTAATGCTCGACCGGGTGTTGATAATGATGGAGGGGCTCAATTCCGGATAGTCTGGCAAGTACCACATCATATTATAAGTGAGGCTCGCTGCCGGGGCCGAATTGGGATCACCTGGAATACTAGTCCCGAATTGATCCAGTTTGGATTCCGCCACCGTCTTGGCCGTCTTGTACACCACTTCGGTGGGCGACCCTTTGGGTTTTACCCGGAACTCCGCATCAGCAGGGTCCCAATGAACCCCGTCCATAGCCCGAGCAAGAATGCCACGGTCGTCGTTGCGAGGAGCCCAAAGTACGTAAGATTTGCGGATGATGATAGGAATAGCCTTGAGAGTAGGACCAAGGTTCTCCTGCGCGACGGTGTGCCAGAACTGACCGGCTTTTGCATCCTCAAAATCCTGCAGTTCGGGTGATATTGCCTGCATCAGCTTGATTCGCGGAATAATGCGGTCGGAGGAGTCGATATTGCCGATCCGCGTCTTCTGGTACTGCTGCAAGTGCGCCGGTACGTCGTTACGTTGTTTTGCTAGCTCGTTCATGTTATTTTACCTTTGTGATCGATGTGTAAGTCATGATGTTCGTTGTGAACGTTGGCGCTGGTAGTTCCGTGCCTTCCTCGTTCAGTTCCTTGGCCAGCGCTCCAAGGGTCTGAGCGTTCACTGTCTCTTGAATGACACCGCCGTGGCCGTTCGCGCGGAGCCAGCCGAATCCCTCGCCCTTGTCGGGCATGGAAGCCGACCAGCGCGTCCCAAGGGACACCCGGCCTACGCCTTCGACGGTGATGGATTTAACCTTGTGCGCCCGCATAACTTCCGGGACTTGTTCGCGCGACAGCTTGGTCTCGATTTGCTCGAGGGCTTCGCGGGACTCTTTGATCTTGGCAGTCAGTTGGCGAAGTTGATCGTAGTGTCGGATCACTTCGATGTGGTCTTGACTTGCCACCACTTGGTCGGTGTCCTTGCGGACATTGGTGGTGGCGGAAATGAGACCTTGGCATGCCTCATATAGTTGAGCCATTGTATCTGGTGACATCGTTACCTCGTTGCACCGGCACGGGTCTGTGCCGTGTCGGGATGGTACCACGCCACGGGCCGCCTGTCAAGATATATTTTAGATACGTGAACGCCCCGCGTTGGGCTTGGGGCTCGCGGGGCGCTCGACGTTACAGCCTAATCAAACCAGAAGAGGGGCACTCCCGTGGCTTAGGCTGCTTCGCCCTCGGCTTTAGTGGAGGTTGCCGCAGCTTTGGCCGCACCCGACAGCGCAGGTTTGGGGAGACTGATGGCAACTTCACTGCCGTCGAGACCGATTGCCTGCCCGTTCTTGCGAACGATGGTAGCGAGCATGTTGCGGAGCGTCATGCGAGCACGACCTTCCGCGCCGTGGCGCTTCTGGGCGACCTGATCGGCGTAGTGATCGACCTTCTCCTGGGGAACGCCGTTCTTGGCGCACAGTTCAAAGAACTTGGAGAAGTTGAAGTTGCCTTCAGCGACGCACTGCTCCTTGATGAACATGGCGAGCGGATCATCGCCGCCATTCTTGTATCGGCCAGAGTACTTGCTCGGAACGATCGACTTCGTGGTCTTGACTTCCGTGGAAGCCTCTGTGGTCTCGGTTGCATCACTCATTTTACACACTCCATTCGGTTCAGGGGTCATCCCCTATCGCGTGTATGATACCACAGCGACGCGCCCCTGTCAACCCCCCTTGAATATCTACATACGTAAACGGCTATTCACACTGCCCTTCCACGGCTTAGCCCCTATCAATTCGGATTCGTTGATGCCGTAATCGTCGGGCTTGAAGTCGAACCGAGATTCCAGCGGCACGCCAATCGCTTTGCTCACCATGTCGGTAAGGGTGCCGATCCGGTACTTGAACCTGTAGAATTTCGCCCCATCCTTAGCCCACTTTTCGATTACGCCCGCACTTAGGAACTCATCGAATACATGGCGGGGCTGCACGAATTTCAGCCTCATGGATTCGCATGTATCGGCCACCCGTTTGTTGAATTCGGGCATCGTAAAGGGGGCGGAAATATCCAAGTCCTCCCAAATTCGTCCTTCTTCCACGATATGTTTTGCCACGCGTCGTGGATAAGACATGTTGGACTCGACGATGTGGTGATCAGAACCGCTGGAGAGCGCAACGTTCTCGATTTCATGTCGACTAGCTGCCATTGTATCGAAGATATACATGAAATGTTCTTTAACCTCCATCCTTCGGATAAATGCATTAAATTGATCGAAGAAAGGCTTGAGGGTAACGGTCCAGAGTCTAAACTCATGTTCGGTCATCCCTTTGTAGTCTTTGTCGTAGGTCTTCATGTAGAACAGCGCGCGGTCCTGTGTATTCGCCTGCCCGATGTTCATGTCGAACCGGTTGCTAGCGAACACGACGCGGGAGAAAATCCGGTATGTCCTCGCAGACTGGAATTTCTCGGACCCGCCCATTCGGTCCGACCGGATCAGCTTCTTGATTTCGTCCGTGCTGCTCTCCGTGTGGAATTTCGCCTCGTCGATGAACACGAACATCTTGTTGATGAAAGGTTCGACAGAGAACGTGCCTTCCAACACCTTCGGCGACGCAGAACCCCACTGATTCTGGAACAACTGCTCCAGGAATATATTCCCGAAGAATGATTTTCCAACACCTTGTCCCCCCACGAATACAGGTGCTATCTGCTGCTTCTGCCCAGGAAACTGGACGGTCCAAGCGATCCATTTCTTCAGCCAATTGACCTGCTCCCTGTTGTCTTGGGTAAGTAAGGCGAATAACTGATCCATCATAACATGGCACTGCGCCATAATTGATTCGCTAGGAGTCTTGGTCGGAAGGATGGGCCAGCCGCGCCACGTGTTGAACATGGTCATCGTACCCTTATCGCCGTCTTGGTCGTCCGGAATGGTGTCCCCCGCCCGCGACATACGGAAGATAGAGCCGGGTGTTACATCTGGGTATAAGTCCCTGCCACCGACTCGCCTTCGCAGCGGCGACGACTCAAACAGCTTGAACACTGGCTTCATTTTGCCAGCGACTTCCATAAGATCGTTACGGTGTCGTCGGTCCAATTCAGCTCCGTCGTGAATGAACCCCGACACTGTATAGAACCTTTCGCGATCGATGTACTTATCATCTGTCTCGTCGTAAATATATCGATCTGCCA